CTTTAACCTCTTCTTTTGCCATCTGCTCAGATTGTCTCAAATCTGCAAGCAACTCAAAGGCTTCGTGAGCGACTCCTTTATCTGCCATCAATTTTGATAATCTTTCAAACTGTTTCTGTGTCATCATCAACCTCCAACATAGCCTCCAGATATTCAACATATTCATCAGTAAAAACTTCTTCATGTATCCAATGGTCACCAACAATCTTAGTTGGTTCCATGCCTGTCTCTTTCTCGTATCGTTCACGTATCGTCATTGGTTGCCTCCACGCATGATGTCTCAGTACTATATTTTTTATTATCGACCTGCTCAACCTCTATCAATCCTGTCTCCATGTTTACGTGATGCCACTTTCCGTTTTTCCCTTTTGGTAGAACGTTTATTTCAAACGTGTCATCTCTCATACAAATACCAATTTCGTTCCCTTCTTTTGTCCTTAACAAGACACCTGTGTATACTTCTTCCAGAACAATATCTCCGTAACCTTCTGCTCTTATTTTCATTCCCCTGCCTCCAATTCTTTCATCCTTTTCTCGTATCCAGCACGCTCTTTTTTAAGGCACTGGATTATAGCTTCATGCTCTGTTGCATCAAGTCTGGCTTCTACGCTCTCAATCTCAATCAACTGGTTCATGTCCATGATTTTGTTTTTCAGGTAATCTACTTCTTTCATCATTCCCCTGCCTCCATTCTTAAATTTTCCAACAGCCAAACCCTTGAGCTGAATCAGTCAATCCAATTCCAATCTTGATAAATCCTATCCATAGTTCAAGACGCCAACCCCTTTCATATAGAACACCAAATAACAATCCTGTAAATGTATAGTTGATATATAACCTATTCTGCCCCATGTCCTGTCTCCTTCCTACTGTCAAGGGCTATCTTTATAGCCATCTGCACTTCTGTATAGATGACATTATATAGACCTGTATCAAGCTGTTTTCTTTTTGATATCTCTTCCATTGTGCGTTCTGTGATTGCACGGATAAGCGAGTTTTTGCTACCTTGCATTTTTGTCCTCCATTCTTTTGATGAGGTCTTTTGATTCCTGTTCAATACTTATCAAAGTCTGACAAGCCCATAATAAAGGTTCTTCTGTTTTAACATCTTCTTCTGTCCAATCTTCATCTATATATGGGTCTGTATCACCAATTATACGCTCTATAGTAGAAAAAACGCCTTGTGAATTTTTGCATAACTCTTCCAACGCCTCCAACAACTCAGCCCTATCCGCTCTCAGCTTCGCTATCTCAGTCTCAGGGTCTTTCATGTTTGTGCAGGCGTTGACGCAGGTGACGATGCGGTGTGCGTTGGCAAAAGTTTCAGAATCCCTACTAAGACATCCGAGACCAAGCCATGCACTAGGCCTTATATTATCTGATACGATGTTAAACCCATTGCCAGTTCCATTAGGTTCAACTATTTTCCACGGCTCTTTTGTGTGGTTCATATCCCCTCCTTAAGCTTTTCCATGAATAATCAGTTTCCACTTATCACACTTGCAAAACAAATCCTCAAGTGCAGTAGCCTCTTCTATAACACCTTTACCATCACTGATAATCCAACTTATGGTTCCATCTTTGAACTTTACAAGACCCACATACCAATGTTCCATTTTTTTGATATAGCTTCCTGTACGGTCTTTCTTGAGGTTCCTTGTGTAGTACTCTTCAATATACACATCGGCTACATCATTACTAGCGTCAGGCTCTATGCCTCTTTCCCAAGGGAAAGGGTCTACTAAAGTATGGTTAAACATTGCTCCTCCCTTAAATTCCTACACAATACATACGGATTGTGGTAGATTTTTTCATTTCACACTCCTTGATAAATCTATCAAAACCCAAAGCACTACAGCGCCAACTACCCACCAGAAGCCGAGTCTTGCCAATACAGCCATCAGTGAAATAAATGCTATAGACTTCAAAAACTCGTACCTATTTTTGTAAATCCATCTAATGAAGTTCTTCATACTCAGCCTCCGTCAAATTGCCGAAACCTTCACAAGTCTCGCAGTCAACACCGTCTACCGATCCAAGCCCACCGCACGTTGGGCAGGTTAAATCGGCTTCAACAGCTTCCACATATCCACACACAGGACAGAAATAGACTTCCTCATACCACGGTTCACTTACTAAACGACCTTGGTACTCTCCTTCTAGGTAACCTGTTTTTTTGACTTCAACGTCAACCACGCTTCCACAAAGTTCACATACTAGCATCTGCATCTCTCCTTTCAATAGCCTCAGCCTCAGCTACTTCGTACCTATCTTTCATAGTATCAAACGTGTCACTCATGTAGCATGTAAAGGATACGCATTGTTTACCTGCGTGTACAAAAAAGACAACCACATCTCTTTTACTGTCACATAGCACAGATATAAATACACCGTTGTCTGCAAGCGATAAAACCTTCTCTACCATTTCTCCTATTAACATATCAAACTCCTTAACAAATAAGATTAAGCAAACACTGCTACACAACATAGCAGTGTAAAATTAAGCTGATTTATTTCCTACAAATATCTAGACCAATAATTGGGGAATGAGTCAGCTTGAAATTGTCGATCAAGTTGGCGATCAAGCTTTCAATTTCATCATTTGGGATGGCATTCCCGATCAGTATCATTTGACGACCTTTGACAATATGCACATAACTTGACGGCGAAAACTTGCAATGTTTGTTGGCGTTCACAAGGATCATTTCTCTTGTAATATCCATCACCTTTACTCCTTTATAAATTAGATTTTCTTTACTCTTAATTGTACCACAGTTGGATTACTTGTCAACACTTATTTTCAACTTTCTTCCCATTCTACAATCTGAATAGCTAACCGCTCAAATTCCGGGTAATCGTCATCGGTGTAGGTTTCTTTGAGTTCTTCTAGTCGGTCTAGTGCTTCTTGGTAGGTCAGCCCCATAAAATAACTGCCGTGTTATATTTTTTCTGCAATTCATTGCACTTGTTTTTTGCATAAGTCAAAGAATATGAGTGCTGTCTTGGTATACTACCATCCTTCAACCCTGCATGGTGTGCCTTTGCTTTCTCTAACTGATCTTTGAAATACTCGATACTTTCAGGCATAGAAAGATCAATCTTGTCTGCCATATCTTCCCAATAATCAATCCTGCTTTCGTAAGATTTCGCTTTCTTCTCTTCCTCAAGTGCGTGATCTAACCTCTTGTTATTTCTTTCTATAAGCGCCCTGTGTCTTTTTTCACTATGATGACCGGCTTTGATTGGCTCTCCGAGTGATAAAAAGTCTTTACCTTCTGTGCTTCTTTTGATGTAATCATCACTTCTAGCCATAGCATTATCGGAATATGTGCTTAACTTTTCAGCTTTATTCCTTGCTCTTTCTTGTGAGTTAAAACCGTCCGATCTGGTGATAGAATAGTAAAACTTTCCGTTGTGTTTTTTTACTAGATTATGAACTATATGTTCATTCTCTTTCCCGTACTTGGTAGTAACGGTTATCTCATCACCTTTCTCATGTTCTTCGTCACACTCAGCCACAAAAACGTTAGGGCAATACTTCCTGTAAACATTCATTTTCTTACTCCTTAAAATAATATTCCTTGGACTTTAGGTTGATAACTTGAATCATATCTTTTGTTTTCCCCTTTTGGGTATGGTAATGGATTGAGCAATAAATCTTTTTTTATCTCTTTTTTCTCTTTTTTATTACCTGTTATATACAAATACCTGTATTTTAGTTCTGATTTTACTTCTGATATACCGTGCTTATCCATAAATTGTTTTCTGGTAACTTTTTCTCTTTGGTATCCATCTGTAATTGTTAAATTGTGTACTTGTTTACCATCTGCATCCGTTATAACAGTAGCGCCACCTCCTTCGCCTGTATACATCCAATTTGTAGCTTGATATATGTACCCATGATGCCCATAATTTTTATCAGCAAAAGACACTATACACATTGGTTCGTTTATCATTTTCAAGCATTGTGAAACAAAAAAAGATAGTACATTTTTTTCATGTTTGTCTTTTATTACAAGCCTTGTCAACTCTCTAACTTTATGTTTACCTTGGCATCCAAAAAGAGTAATAGGCACAGGCGGTGCAGTAGGACCAAAAACACAAACACCAATCAAAGTTTTCTCTTTATATAAACCAAAAGCGTATTCAATCGCCATTGGTAACCTATGAGCGTAATGTTTTTTCAGTAACCACTCATATGTCTCTTGTGCTGGTATAGATTCTACTTTATATCCTTCCATTATTCTACCCCCGTAAACTCGAATATATCCTTATTAAAATGAACTCTAGTTGCCCCTGTTGCTCCGTCACGGTTCTTTGCTATGATAATAAAACTGCCTTCCTCTTCATTCATTTTTCCATGATGCAATAACATAGCCACATCTGCATCACGTTCAATCTGTCCTGATTCTCCGAAGTCAGCTAGCTCCGGTACTCTCCCGGTTGCATCTCGTCTCAATTGTGCTGCTGCAATTACAGGAATATCAAGATTCCTGGCAATCTCTTTTAATTTAGTTGAGATATACCCAACCTGTTCGTGTCTTTTTGTCGAATTGCTAGATTGTATCTGTTGGATATAGTCTACATATAGAGCTTCTATTCCCCACCTTTGTTTCATCTCACGAGCCTTTAAGATCACGTTCTCTATATTTGAATTAGCTTTTTCGTAATAATAAATTTCTTTTCCTGCGATCTTATCTACCATATTAAGTAGTTTGTTAAATTCATCGTGAGATAAATTACCACTATCTAGCTTCTCGCCATTAATCCTAGTCCCAAGAGAGAACTCCCTCTTGCCTAAATCCTTTCCAGCGGATTCGGCAGAAATAACACCAACCTTCTTGTTAGAATTATAGACAAGGTTTACGAGTAGCGCAGTTTTCCCTTGCGAAGGTCTACCACCTATTATATAAAGTCTACGCTTCCTAAAGCCATTAAACCTCTTATCAAGAGCTCGAATACCGCTCGAAACACCAATAATTTTTCCTTGATTCCTATTAGCTTCCTCAATATCATCAAGTGCTGAATGTATTATCTCTTTCTGTGTTAATATTCTATCGTTGTCTGATTCATCATAACTATCAATCGATTGCATAAGTTCTGAGACTAACTCTTTTGCCGGGAGTTTTGACTTAATAATCCTCTCACAAGTCAGTTTTATTTGCATGACTTGATACGCATCAATTATCTTTTCTTCTTGGTATTTCCAATTCCCAGACTCAATAGAAGTTATCTCTGCTAAATCAGAAGCCCTCAAGTCTGACTCGCTCGCTAAGGTCGGAAGGTCAACGTCAATTCCTCTTTGTAAGAGAGAGCGGATAGCGATAAACACAGTTCTGCAAAAGTTAGACTGGAAGTGTTCGGGTTTTAGCTTGGTCTTAAACGGTATGTCAGGGTTAGTTATCATTTGAGAGATGATGCTTTTTTCTAGGTTCATACTAAATCCTTATAGGTGTATTCTTGTAAGTCCTTTCCACTAAACAAGTCGCCCTGCTTTATATAATTGTTAAACCGTTCCTCTTGTGCGTTCCAGTAATCCTCGTCAATCTCGCAACCTTCAAAGTCAAAGCCCATATCATGGCAAGCTATTCTAATTGAACCTGATCCGACGTGAGAGTCGAATATCTTTGGAGATACAAGACCAGATCCATTACAAGTCTTACATATATGCACATCACAATCTGTAGTATATGATTCTACATGTCCAATTCCTTCACAATCCTTGCATATCCTTGGTTTTGCATAATTCTTTAATAGCCATTTATAGAGTGTAACTGGTTTTTGGGTTGGATGTATAATATCACCTCGATCGCCAGTGTGAGATCCATAATGATCTATTGGTATGCATCTAGCAACACTTTCAAATGAAGTCCAAGCAAGTTCTCCATCGGAATAGTTCTTCATAGGATTTCTTTTGTACCAAAAAATGAAACAGTTAGTAGAATAAAGATATTCTATAAAATTGTTTGCACCCCATATTATCTGATTCTTTGATATTCTGAAAATCTCATCAAATAAATCTTTTTCTGGTTTTTTCCCAAATTCTTTCATTCTGCCATTTATCTTATCACGCATTTCTTTTGTTGGCTGATTTGTTTCTCTGTACGGAGGGTCAATAATAGCTAATTCATAGTAATTATCCGGCACGTCTTTCATAAATTCCATGCAATCGATTAGATGTACTTTGTTCATCCCTTCACTCCCATATCTCATAAGTTTTTTGTTGGTCGTCTTTCTTCTCAATCCTGTAGTTAGTGAACGGATCGGCTTCATCTATAAATTTATCCAACCCACGAGATATAAAATCCCACAGCGTCCACTTGTACGTGAACCAATACAGGCTAGAGTGTAGGATAGTATCGTAGTTGTCAATAGCTTTTAGCACTTCGTCTTGAGTATAAAGGTTTATCTCGTCTAGGTGTTTCTTTTTTAGCTTGGTAGATAATACTTTCTCGCTGTGAGTTTGTAACTTGTCTTTGCTGTTCCATTTTTCCAAAATAGACATATATCTAATAATAGATGAATCATTAATAGAAGAATCTGACTGTACATTTTTGTCCGGTGGAGACTGTACATTTTTGTCTTGTGCGCACTGGACAATTTTGTCCGGTGGTATATTACTTATTAAAGACTCATAATTAGCACCAAACCCATATACTACCTTAGTTCCGTATTTCAACTTAATTTCTTTACGCATCAATACGTTTGAGTCTACAAGTTTCTTTAGATACCTAGCTAGAGTTCTTGTTGTTTTAATGTTTAATACAGGAAGGTTATCTATAAGATTCTGATATGAAACCCAATAGTATGTGTTACCACCGATCTCATATTTCTCCATTTTACCAGTTGCATGAAAATCAACTATCCATCTGAGTATAACAGCTTCATATAGACCTAAATCTAATTCGACCAATTTCTCTTGGCTAAATCCCTCAATAGTATACTTCATAAAAAAACCTCTCAACAGATAGCCCTGCTTCCGACCGTTGGAAAATGTGACGAACAGGGCACATAATCTACGGACAGGGCTACCAATTGAAAGGCTAGTCCTGCTCGTTTACGCTAACAGCGCAGACGGCTTACTATCGGAAGATTGCTTACCGTCACATACATATTAGCACACCATTCAATAGTTGTCAACTTGTGCTACTTCTTTCAACTCTTTCAGCTCGCCTATTAGGAACTCATCCCTACTCTGCCGTGTCTGTTGCAGCCAGTCTTTGATCCTGATATTTTCATGATCCAACAAATACTCGTAGAACTCATGCTTTCGTGCGATAATCTGTTCACCCTTCTTTGTATGAGCTATCCTGTGACACTCACCAACGTGGACAGGTACACCGTTGCGGTAATCGTGTCTAAGGAACGCTACACGCCTTCTACAGATATGATGACATTCAAGTTGGTCGTCTGATGCAGGAAGTCCGCAGATGATACAGGTGTTCTTGTGATATGCGAGTACGGCTTTACGCCAGTATTTTTGTAGGGTTCGGTCGGTTGGTGCTTTCATGCTCTTTTCCTTATATTAGAAACCATATTCTTTATGGAATTATTAAATTTTGGCTTAGAAGAAAAATGTTTTGTTTCCTGTACCTTTTTTATTGCATCATTAAGTTTAGGAAATTTTAATATTTTCATACTTCCTCCCATACTTTCATTGGATCATCTCCATTAAATATTTTGGCTGTATCGGTTGCAATGTTCACAGCCCATTCTACAACACCATCTTCTAATGCTTCTGTTGTTATCCCTTCACAAGCATTTATACAAGCGACAATTCTTTTAGCATTTGCAATGGCTGTAGCATACCCATTAAATTTTCTAACCTCTGCAAAGAATCCTGGTACCCTATTAGGGTTATCATGGCTATGTGATAACATTATACCATTATTGACTTCATTTACTATCCATGGTCCTTTTGTATGTTCCATAAAACCTCCTAGAATGGTATGTCTGAATCGAACTCTTCCGGACCTCTCTGCTCTGGTTTAGTTTCCTTATTATTGGCAGAGTTGTGCTCAGACTTCCCAAACATCTGCAAACTATCAGCCTGTATCTTGACACGTGAGCGCTTCTGACCGTCTTTTTCCCATCGATCCTGCACAAGTGATCCAGTGACAGCTACCTGCTTGCCTTTGTCGAGATACCGTGAAAGGGCCTCAGCTTGCTTGCCGATAAGTGACACGTCGAAGAAGCTGGCTTCATCTTCCCACTTGTCGCCCTTCTTAACTGAGCGGTTGACTGCTAGCGATAGGTTGAGAATTGCCGTGCCGTTGTTGGCGTACTTGAGTTCAGGTGTTCTTGTGAGTCTGCCGACTAATGTTACTGTGTTCAAATCCTTCATGATTGCTCCTTATTTTCTTCAATTATAGATTTACCAGTTTTCAATATGCTTAAAGCATAATCAAGACCATCAGAGAAACCATCTATGTATATAGGGTGGTATCCCATGTCCTCTATCTGTTTTACTGTTAAACTAGCATATTTTTCATACTCTTTTTTAAGCAATGAAATATTATTAACTTTCAATTTGTTCACTTCCATCTCTCACCCCTTCATAAAATAGCGTTTGTAATGACAACGCTTCCCTTGCGAATTAAGGTTATGCTCGACTTCACTTTCAATATTATAACCCAATTTGCGTAGCTCGTGTATCCGTGCCGATAGTCGGAAGCAACCAAGCTGTGTTAAAGCATCCATCGGTGTGATGTCTCCGTACTCTCTGATATAGTGTAATACGCTTTCACTCTGTGTCATGTAGTCCTCCTATAATCTCATCTAGCTTCTTACTACTAGCCCCTGACTGATAGATATCAGCCAATACTAGGTCGATAGCTTTCATCCGTTGTTCACGGTTAAACTCTGACCAACTCTTTGGGATAGCGATTGAGATATACCCCTCATAGCCGTCAAGTGTTTTGCTTGTAACGACACCATTCTCTGTAGCGATCTTGTATTCCTTCGCACCTCCTGCACGTAGCTTGTAACTGTCTCTCATGGTCTCGTAGTTCGGGTATGATGAACAGCCTGTCAGCCAGAACTCGTTAATCAAGGCATGGAAGGCACGGTTCTGCTCATCTGTACCAGACTTCTTAGGCGTGGAGACTTGAACGGTAACATAATTATTGTGATTCTCCATGCACTCTGTTAGCACGTCTCGGTAGTCGTCTTTCATCCAGTCTGGAACCAAGAGAGACAAATTATCAACTAATGTCGTTATCTCGAATTTCATCTAACAACCTCTTTAATTTCTCTACAGCGTAGTTAAGTCCATCCTCTAGTTGATTCTTGTCGTCATCGTTCAGATACCATGTCTCCGAATACTGCTTCTTAAAGTTTGGATTGTAACAGTAGAACTCCCACTCTTTACGTCCAGTACACCACATATTACCGACTATCTGCCACTTGTACGAGCGGTCACCACTTAAAAGAGTCTTTAGGTGTGTGTGGTTATCCTTGCACTTTATCTCAACCCCTGAGTAATCACCTATCAGACCGTCAGGTGAACAGCCGATGAACTCGTTTACTTCGATGAATCCTACCTGTTCGACTGAGACTAGCTTCTCAAGTTCAAACGCCTCCCTCGCTTCTGCTTCTAATTCGTTACCACGCTCCATGTGCTTGTTGTAGAAGTCAGAATCAGCTTTCTTGCCTGTGACAATCTCGGCAGCTTTTTTGAGAATAAGATTATCAATCGTTGCTTTCTTACCGTTGGCGAGAGTAGCGAAGTCCGTAGCTGTGAAGCGTCCAATTCTGAGCGAGTGCCATTCGGGCGAACCTTGCTCGCAGTAGTGAATAATCACTGCGCCCTCCCGTCTATCTTAGCCTCTGCACGATGTATCAAGTTCTCAGCCTCAGCTTGCGTTAAGTGACCGCTTAGTTTCTTCTCAATGAAAGCCCGCCCTTGGTCATCCATCTGTGCGCCTAATTTTTTCAGCTCGTCTTTCTGTTCCTTGGTAGCACCTTCTTCTGGTTTCTGTGTGTCGGCATCCTGAGAGTCATCAATCAAAAACAATCCGTTTAATGCGTACTTGCGAGCGTAGCTAGAAGTTGATCCGGTAATCTGTGAGACATCCATTCCTTTTTTCGTTTCAGCTTCACGAGCAACAGCAGATACTTCGATAGTCTGCTCACCGTCTGAGATGATAGCAGTAGCACGTATGTAGTTAAAATTGCCTACAAGTAAAGGCTCGTCTGTGATGCGTAGTGATAGACCGTATTTGTCTAGCAACGGTTTGACAGCGTTGAGGATGTCCTCACATGAGCGATAGTTGTAGTTCCCGAAGGTGTTGTGTCTTGACTTCGGTGCTTTCAGTTCTTGTATGAGATTGTCTAATCCTTTCATAATTACTCCTTAGACTTGCGAGGATTGCCCTCAGTCGATTTTACTATCAGATAAGGGTAATCTTATATCTGATACTTTACTTAGCCCGTGTCGGTAGATTTCAGCATCTACTACATAAGCCTGTAGACCTGACCGCTTTACGATCTCGTCACGTTTTTTAGCGTCCTCTGGTGTGAGGAATAGTCTAAATTCTTTCTTTCCGTCTCTGTACATATTGCCTCCTTGCTCTTAATCTAGTTTCATATTACACCCTATTGGATAATGTGTCAACTAGATAATTATGAATTAGGCAAAAAAAGACCCCAACGAGAAGGAGTGGCTCGAAGGGGTCGAGGACGTCAAATACTACCGAGAAAAAAGCCTATCGTGAAACTAGTCACCGTTGCTAGGACTATCTTCGTGACCATCTCCGCCCTGTATCCTTCTAAGTAGGTCGAGAGCGTCTGTGATTCCCTGATCTGCTTCGATAGCTCGATCTCTAATTGCTCGTGTAGTTGTTTCGATATCGTCAACTCCTGCTTCAAGTCGATCACTTGATTCTCCAATTTCTCCGAGTAGTTCTTTAGTTCGGTCAAGGCTGTCTTTGAGTCGTTTAATGCTTGCTCTAATTGAGCTAAATCTTGCTGACTTACTTCCAAAGACCACAGCGGAAAAGATGAGAGCAACAAGAGTGATAAGAGCAAGAAGGGCAGGAGCGTTCTTCGATAGTTCATACAGTAGCCCGATTACTTCTTCCATACAGCTTTCAGCAGCGGTTTAATCGCCAAGAAGTCCCATCCGAACTGAGCGCACGTCAGGAACACTGACGACACGATAAACACGTCCCATCCGAAGCCATAGAGAACAGAAGCGACAAGTCCACCAAGAACAGATGCTACAACAGCTATCGGTTTATACCAGATTTCAGGAAGTGAAGTCATCTTCTTGACTAACTCCATAACTGTACCGATTCCGGCTGTGAACCCGCCTAAATACGTAATCAATAAATCCATAATTCCTCCTATTGTGACGCAACATCCCTGAGATATTCGTCCAACTTTCGTTTTGCTTCGACAACATTACCGTTTGCCTTGCCTGTCTGTAAAGCATCTATTATAGCATAGTGTGACCGCATGAGTATCGAGTCGATATCTTTCCTTGCTTTCATGTCATGAACCAACACATCAACATCGTCTAACGCCTTGTTGACACGATCAAAGAATTTGCCCATAGTTTTACATACCTTCCTTGAAACAAAGAATATAACACCTAATGTTATCGGTATTCCTAGTCCTAAAATAATTTCAGTTATCATAATTCCCTCTCATAAGCCTTAATGTCGTGTTGGAAGTTAATCCCTGCTAAAGTGTTTTTTACAGGATGTCGGTATCCCATGATTA